ATATCCGTAGCCGCTGCCCCGCCTGCGCCGCCACCAGCTCCAGATGCCTGATTGCTGGTGATCTGGTTGATCTCGTCAAAGCTCGCCATGCTTTTGCTGGCGTCTTCTGCGGCAGCGCCCACCCCTTCAAGGGCTTCTTTTTCGGCATTCAGGCCTTTCGCTGCCGAAACCTGCGCGCCCCAGCTTTTCCCGGACAGCATACCGAAAAACTTTGCGATTGCCGTCACGACTTGTGCCAGAATGTTGACCAGCTTCACAAAAACCGGGATCACGACTTCGAGGATCGGCTGCGCAAGCGTCAGAAGAGCTGCTTTCAGCTGCGCGATAGATGCACGGGCCGCCTCATTCTGCATGATCGTCTCCCCGAGCCAGCTGCGCAGCTGGGAAAGGCCGCGGGACAGGACAGTAAAGACCAGCGCGCTCCTCAGTACCCCGCTTAATCTTCTCCCGAATTTATTCATGCTTTTTTCGACGCGCGCCGACGCTTCGTCCATGCGGGCCGAAGCTCCGCTGGCATTTGTGATCTGCTGCACCAGCTCTCCGGCTTTAGCCTTTGCAGCGTCAAGCGCAGCAGTCTGGTTTATCACCTTGTCGGTGATCTTTGCATATTGACTCCCAAGCTTTTCCGCCGTTTTGTTTTGCTGCACCAGCAGCTGTTCCTGCTCTTTGATCTGCGCAGCAACCTCCGCCTGTCGAGAATAAGCGTCTATGTACTCAGCTGGATTAGCCGAAGCGTTTCCGGACGTGATGCCCTTTAGGCGGTCAGCCTCCGAGCGGAGCGATTTCAGCGCGTCTTCCGTCTGCTTTGCGGCCTGAAGCGCTGCGTCGAGTTCCTTTTTTATCCCGCTCTGTGTGCCGGTGTCCTCGTTCAGCTTGGCTTCCATCTTGTCGATTTTCGAGGACAGCGTATCAAGCTCCTTCTGCGCCTTTTTTGCGTCCGCGTTGACGGCGATCACAATTTTTCCATCCGCCATATTTTCACCACCTTTTCGGTTGATTTTTGTCATTATTTGTGTTATCTTCCAAGTAAGGAGGGACGATATATGAGTGATTGCATTATCCAAATCAGCCGGGACAATTCTTTTTACGGTTCTGGTCTGACTGTCAGCGTTGCATTGGATGGCTGTGATGTCGGCACGCTGAAAAACGGTGAAGAACTTCGAGCTGTGGCCGCTCCGGGCCAGCACGAACTTTCTTTTTACCGGTATCGCCGTCTGGATAAAACCATATCCTTTGCTATTGCCGAAGGGCAGCAGAATGCTTTTTTTACCATCAAAATCAACGCCTCGAACCGCGTTGACGTTGTTGGCGGGCTAAAAACCAAGAAGCAGGCGAAACGTCCCAGCGGTTGCCTGACGGCTTTAATCGTATTCCTCTGTCTTTTCGTCTTTATTGGCGCGGCCTTTGCTTCCTGCGGATCGTCCTCCAAGCCGGAAAAGGTCGGAACCTCAGTTTCTTCTTCGCAGCAGCCGCCGCAGCAATCCGATTCCGGTCCTGAAACATTTGGCGTTGGGGACCAGGTCGTTCTAGACGGCGTGGCGGTCACGTTGCTCAGTGTTACCGAGAATTCCGGCCAAAATTACGTCTCGCCGGATGATGGAAAGGTCTTTGTTCTGTGCGAATTCGAGATCGAAAACAATTCATCCCGCGATATTGCGTCCAGCACCATGCTTTCATTTGAAAGCTACATTGATGGCTATACAACCAGCCTCAGCCTCACCGCCATGATGAGTTCCGACGAGCCGCAGCTTGATGGCACGATTGCCGCCGGGAAGAAAATGAAAGGTGTCGTCGGATATGAAGCGCCGCAGGATTGGAGTGAGATCGAGATTCGATTCTCTCCAAGCTTCTGGGGTAGCGAAATCATTTTCGAGTATAAAAAATAAGTTTTTCTCGCTGCCGCCCCCTAACCGGGGCGGCTGTTTTTTGTCCCGACGCCCCATGCGGCAAGCAGGTCGGCTTCGGTCTCCGAGTATGTCGTCTTCAGATCGACAATATCCCGGTTGCGCCGGTAGAAATCCCTCTCCTGTTTGTCGAGGCTCTTCCCTCTGGCCTTTTTATCGCGGATAGAAACCACCTGTGCATACAGGCAATCTCCGATTTCTTGATAGTACGCTAGAAACGAATACCAATGCAGGTATTCCAGCGCCCTGACTTCGCAGCCCGCGATTCGGTTGATAGGCGCAATATAGAGATCAAAGTCCTGCGCCCATGACATGATCTCGGGCTGTTTTCTCTTTTCCCGGTTCTCCTGCCCGTGGTCGATGAAGCGGAAGCACTGGTTCAGGGCTTCCTGATAGTCGCTGACGGGCATTTCGTCGAAGCCGGGATAGAAGATGGTCAGCGCCGCTTCCGCCTTGTCTTGCTCGTCCAGCCCTCTGTCTGTCAGGGCCACGAGGATATCAAGAACCGCGCGGTAATCGGATTGGATCGGATACGTTGTGCCGTTCACGTCGACCGTGGTCGGCAGCGCCCAGATCACTTTTTCCATTTTGCTGTGTATTTCGCAATCCTCGGGTTGGTCTTCTTCTGCTCTGCCGCGAAGTTCGTGTCGATCTGATCGATCACGGCCAGCATGAGGTTGCACCATACTGGCAGGCCGTCTGCCAGCGCGTAGACGTTCATGGTGCCGAAAAGCGCCGTGCATACAGGCTTTGCAAACAGGCTGTCGATCATGTTCCGCATTTCCGCGTCGCGGTGGCGGGCGATTGCGAAGATCTCTTTCTTGTCAGCGCAGCGGTCAATCTCTGCCTTATACGCCTCCTGCTTCCCGTCCAGTTCGTCAAACATGTTGAAGATCTGTTCAACAAACGCGCTATCCGTCGGGTTGAAGGAAACTTCCGCCGCGTCGTTCAGCTTGAACGATACGATACCGGTTTCAAATTTAATTTCAGGCATTGTGGGCCTCCTTTACGAAGCGTCCGGCGTGAAGGTAATCGCTCCGTTGGAGCCAACCGCCGCCGTTCCGGTCGTGCGGTTGCCGCCGAGCGTCACGTCGAACGGCATACCAACAAAACCGCCGCCCTCGCCGCCGAGGCTTGCGGGCTTGACCATCGTGCCGTCGTAGCGCTCCGCGAAGACTGCCGTCTTGGCTGTACCGGCGTAATGATGGACGATAAGCACATCTTGATTCGCCAGCGCCGCCGCATCCTGATCCTTGACGGCCAGATTCCACAGCTTCACAAGCGCTGCGTCGCCCGCATCCAGCTCGCACGGGTCGAAGCTCTGCGTAATGATGGGCTTCTTCATGGTGGTTCTCGTTGTGCCGAGGATATCCTTGCTGGAATCCTCCTGCCAGTCGTACTCCATGCTGGAATCCGTGACGCGCTTGCCGAACGGAGACCAGACGGGCGTAGACGCCTCGCCGGTATTCAGGTATGCGATCAGCAATTCGCGGTCAATAGTCTGGCCAGCAGCGGTATTAAAGGTCATGTCTGCCATAGTTAAATCACCTCATATGTTAGTTTCATTAGAATTTGATGATCCTCCGTGCCGTCCTCGTACCGGGCGAACAGGGCCGCGCGGCTGACCGCTTCCATGCGCCGGACACGCATACCGTCTCCCAGAGACGGCAGGTTCTGCATGGCCCAATCCCCGAAGCGGTTCAGCATGGCGTCGCATTTCAAGCGCTTGTCGTTGCTGTTTCCGGGAATGATGCGGGCGATGATCTTGAATTGATATTCCGCCTCGTGCCCTCCGAGGATGAATTTTCGTGTGATGTACGCGCCCTGAATGGTGGACAGGGCCATACTCGCCGAGTCGGCGGCGAGGAATTCATAATTAATCGTTGCGGCCGGTATGTCGTCGTCCGAGAAGGAATTTGCCCAGATCATCATCTTTCGGGAGATATCCTGTTCTTCCTCCGCAGATACCAGCCTTTTTTGCTTTTCAGAGTCCATTCTTCACCGTTTTATCCGCTACACGGATCCATTTGTCGAGGTTTTCGGCCTTTGAAGCTTCAAACCAATGCGATTGCGCCTGATTGTGTCCAGACGTATTAAACACAAGATTCTTGTCGGTCACTACTTTTGTTCCGCCCTTCGGCGCGTAAGTGCTCCCGGTCTCCGGGTCGACCATGACCTTCCCGTAGTAAAGGAACCGCGCGTATGGTCCGGGGTAGATGATTGCGTTTCCTTCCACCTTCGTTCTGCGGTCTAGGGAGCCGGTCAGGAATGGCACATACGGGGATGTGTCCTTTCTCGCCTGAAGCGCTACAGTGTGCTCCGCTTTGGTGCATACCTGCGCGATTGCCTCATGCAGTTCGTCAAATCCGTCTGCTTTTACGCTGAATTTCAGCATATCAGGCTCCTCCGACCTCAAAGTGTCTCATGTCGGCGCTGCCGTAGTCCTTCCGGTCGACCTTCGTAACCTTGTAAACGTCGTCATAGAGCATTTCTAGCGTCTGCTCGGTCTTGTCCGGCTCCACGACTTCACCCTTGATAAAAAATGTCGTTCCGCCGTTGCCGTCCGTGGAAAGCGTCCAGAGTCCACTTTTATCGGCTGCCCGCCAGAATTCCTGCGGGCCGACGTAGCGCTTTTCTGCGCCCGTCACTCCATCCACAGCGGGCGTGGAGAACGGGATATACAGATTCACTGCGTCCGCGCCTTCAAGCCCGCTCTGCCGGACGTTAGCCGCCTTGGAGGCTTCCAGCAGAACGCCGCGTAGGACTGTGATATAGGTCTTCTCCACATCCTTGAACGTCGCCTGGTCTGTCTCCTGCGAGACGTTGTAGATGGTTACGGTGTGGGGGAACATGGACACGGCCCATACCCCCTTGCTTTAAGTAATCCGGTCGGTCCGAGGTACGCCAGCACGATCTCCCGGCGGCGCGTCTCCGTCCGCTGCATATCTGCCTGCGACAGATTGCGTGAGCCAAAGCTGCGCGACCAGCCGCCTACCGTCTCACTTGATACCGGCCTGTCGGTCGTGTAGACGAGGCTGTCCAGCTTCCCGGCGTCCTGCTCCAGCTCGGCCAGCGCGCAGACGCAGTTCTGGACTGCTTCGAGTTTATCCCCAGCGGCGGAGCGCGCGCGGCTCATGGTGATGTAATCGACATAAGCCGACGCTTTGCGGGCGAGGCCGCAGAACCGCTCTTCGTCCAGCGCCGTCCCGCAGTACACGGTCGCGTAAAACTCATAATCGGCGTAGATCATGCTGCGCCCTCCTTCCGGTCAGCCTCCGCACCCGTCACGCAGGCGCGGAGGCTTGGTTTTACTTGCTTACGTCTGCGCCGATGAACAGGCCGTAAGGATCGGGCACGACCGGGATAAACAGGCCGCTTGCCTTCGTCCAGGTGGTCTTCGGGTCTGGCGTTTCCCACTGGGTAATGGTGATATACTGCTGTGCACTCTTGTCGGTGTACGGACCATAGCCCTTTTCTTCCGGCGTCACGCCCCACAGGCCAACGCCGAAGGAATTGGCCGTACCATTGGACAGGAATGCAACCTTGTCCTCCGGGAAGAAGCGGTACGTCTTTTCCGCGCCATTTGCAGCCTGCGCCTTATAGCGCTGGTCGTTGGTCGTGATCTGGCCGAAGCCGAACAGCTCGGTAAAGAGGCTGCGCAGTTTCTCGGTGGTGACATATGTACCAGCGCCGACCGTGCCGTACACGAGGGTCTGAATGCCCTTGTTGGACGCGAGCTTACGCAGGATCTTCGTACCGACGACCATTTCGCTCAGCGCGTGGCCGGATGCCGCCGCCTGATCTGCGATGGCCTGAAGCTGGCCGATGATATCAGCGTCTGCGCCGAAGTCGATCTTGAAGCCGGTGTTTGCGGACGGAACGCCGTAATCGACGGTCATGTTGAGATTGTTTTCCTTGATGGTCATCTTGCCGGTCGCGATGACTTCCATCTTCGCGACCTCGGTCCTGACCTTGACCGCATCAGCCATCAAGCGCATATCGTCAAAGACATAGCTCACGATCGCGCTGTCGGCATATACACCGTTTTCGTTGAGCAGCTGCACCCGCTCGGACTGGTTGATCTTGCGCTTGATAAACAGTTTTTCGACCTCAGTCTTTTCGAGTGCCGGTCGCGTGGCGATCTCTGCCTCGGTGTCAAAGGCGTGGACCGTCGCCATCGTTGGGATCTGCGCGCCGTTTGCAAGGCGCAGGTACTCGGCTTTCAGGCTTTCGGTTTTCTGATCCGGGAACAGCCGGTCTCCGAGGTAGGCCGGGCGCGCGACGGAAATGTTCTGTGAGAAATCCAGACGGTCAGCGTCGGAAATCAGTTCAAGAATGTCAGGCATGGTGTTTTTCCTCCTTCTTTAGGCCGTAGTCCACACGGGGTACAGGGTCACATTGCCGGTCATTTCGACCTTGGAAACAGCTTCGCCGCCCTTAGACGTGCTCCAGCCGGTCTGGGTGTTGCCGCTCTTGGTCAGCGGGTATTCGGTCGATACGTCGGCATAGGAGCCCTCTGTGTATACGTTCTCGTCGACGGGCGGTGTGCCGCTGCCGTCGTTTTTGTCGTAGGTCACGGTATAGCCGCGCGTGGTCTCCGGCGCGTCGACAAACGTGAAGCCCCTGCCGGACAGCGCGGTCTTGGCTGCAGAGGCCAGCGACAGGCGGTCTGCCAGCACACGGCCCGCGACCATCACGGAGCCGGGCATATTGCCGTCCGTCACGTCGATGTCCTCAAATACGAGGCCGACGGCGTTTGAATTGTCGGACGGGAACGGCGTGCCTGCCTTGACGATCTTGTATTTGCCGTCCTGCACGCCCATAGACGCGGGAATCTCGCGGGTCTTCAGGACAAGGCCGACTTCGCTTTCGAGGAAGTTCGGTCTGACTTCTGCTTTTGTGTTTACAACGATAGACATTTTTCAAATCACTCCTTGTTTGGTGTCTGCGCAAACTGCGCGTTGAATTGCTGCGCGTACATTGCGCCCTTGCTCTTTGCCGCCGGTGCGCCGCCCTGACCGACGGGCTTGACAAATGTGGGCGCGGGCTTTTCGGACTGGAACGCGGTCGGGTCTGCTTCAAGCTGGGTCTTGTGCCACTCGTCGAAGCCGGTCAGCTCGCCGTCTTTCAGTTCAAGGTGTTTCTCCTTGAGGTCTGCAAGGTAGGCTTTCTCGGCGGCTTTGGAAGAGAACTTGACGCCCTTGGCCGTAATCGCGCGGTTCATGGCGTCGGCGTAGTCCCGGCTTGCCAGCTGCGCCTTGTAATCTTCGGTTTCCTTGGTGTACCGGCCCTGGAGGTCTTCGAGCTGCTTGCGGACGCTCTCGGCGTCCCCGCTGGACTTCCGCAGGTCTTCGATGTCCTTGTCGCGGTCGGCCAGCTGCTGCCGGGCGGCGTTCAGGTCTTCCTTGGCTTGATCCGCTTTTTGCTTCTCCCGGCCGATGTCGCGGCTGTTCTCGTCAAGGATCTTGTCGACGGTATCCTTATTGAGCCCCAGTCCTTCCAAAAAATCTCGCTTCATGGGTTCTCCTTCACAGCTTCGCTTTGTTCTCGCGGGTCGCGTCCGCTGCTGCCCCGTAGTTTAGCGACTTCGGGCCGGTCAAGATTTGATAAAACAAAAAGAGCCAACCTGTAAGAAATCCTTACAAGGTGGCTCATCGTGCCATTCCGCGCGCTCGATTGCGCTGCGGTATCTGTATTATTTTTTCAGTTCTTCCGCCTTGATGATCTGCGCCTTGACTGTTCCATCCTTCATGCGCTTCAGCTGGACGCGGAATCCGGCGGCAAGCGCCCGCTCAATGGCGGCTTTCAATTTTTCGTCGATCATGCGTTCTCCTTAGAAATCAGCCTTGAAAGCGTTCCCCGCTCGTCATCTTCTACCACTTCCCATTTGCCCGGCTTGGTTTTGCCGTTGAGCGGCGCAGGGGCTGAAGCGGAATAAAGGTAGTCCTCGCCCTCATCATCTATGATGCGGAGCAGATTATATTCGACCCCCACGCATTCATAGGTTTTTCCATCCGTCAGCCCGAGAAAACCGCCGCCGAACGTCGGCCCTTTATATCTCACCTTCATTTTCTCTTCACCCCTTTCAGCTTTTCTTCAAAGTGCTTCCCATTTTGCTCAAACCAGTGAACATCATATCGGAAATTGTCTGTTTGTATTATACCGCCCATTTTCCGCCATTGCAACGGTTCCCCGCCGTAGTTTTCAGAAAGAAAACTCGCAACTTTCAACTGTTTCCCGGAATCTCCGCCAGCTATTTCTCGAATAGAGCTAATTTCTGATCCCTTCGGGACAACGCCGTTCTCAATCTCCGTTTTCACGTCCAGCGTTTCTTGCAGCCTTGTGATTGGTTTTGCTGCTTTCGCCGCACTGGCCGCAGCCTCTGATTTTGCGTCTGTATACTGAACCCTCGTCCGCTCCGGCTGTTCCGGCAGCCCTGTGGCCTTGCTGAAATCATGGTATTTCGTGTTCAGGCGGCGCAGCTTGGCTGCGGCGGCAGTCTCTTCGTCCTTAAGCCCGGAGGCTTTATAGGCGTTTTTCAAACGCTTCTGTTTGCGAATTGACCGTTCGAGCCGTCTTTGCATCTGGGTCGCTTCGTATGCGGTATATTTCTTCCCGTCAAACTCGCAGCCGAGACCATCATCAATGTGTTCCAACTGCTCCTCTGTATAGGTAGGCTCCATGACGTCAGGGATATAGGCGTGCTTATAGTGCCGACAGTTTGCGCCAGCCAGGCCGTCTACATAGCCGTAGCCGGTCGTCTCCACGAGATCCTTGTACTGTCCAAGCGGGTCAGGCTCTTCGTTTTCGCTTTTATAATAAATTTTCCCTTGCCAGTCTTTATGGCTTGACCACGGAGACGGACCGGGCTTGTCTCGCGCTCCGGAGTGCGCCGTTACCTCAAAGTACCGGGTATCCAGATATTCCGCCGACTGGTCGGAATACTTGTCGCAGATTTGAGCTACACCTGTCATAACGGCCCTGCGGGCGGCCACGTCGATTTGATCTGTGTGCCCGCTCTCATAGTCCACAACTTTGATTCCGCTCTCGGCCAGCTGCTTAACGGCGTTTGCAATCGCCTGATTGTAGCTGATTGCCCCGCTCTGAATTTGCAACGTTGACGAATTTAAGGCCCACTGGTAAGCCTGCGCGGGCGGAAGCATTCTCTGGCCATTGTCCACTAAAAACCCCAAAGATTGCGTCAGATTTCGGAATTCTCCGAGCGTCTGCCTGCGGATCGCGTCGATATCGGAGGCGTCGGCCAGCCGGTCAGGCTTTGTCACGTCGGCCAGCGTGATAAGGCCGTTGTAATAGCGCTGGTTGCGCTCTACAACGTCGTCCAGCAGTTTGTTCAGCTTCTCCTCGCTGACATCCGCCGTCTTCTGGATCGCCTTTCTGATTTTCTTGAGGTCGATGCCGTGTGACCGTAGCGCCCGAATATCCTGCACCGTGACTTCGTTCAGCTGATCCGCAATTTTAAGCCGGGAACAAACCTCATCCAGCAGCGTATCTTCCAGCACACGGAACAGCTCCGCGAGTTCTTCCGGGAGGGCGTCGAGCAGCTCCGGACTGAACGGATACTTGACCTTTCTCATTCGACCTCAGTCGGGGCGTTTGCGTCTGTCATGTCCTGCGCCCTCGGCAGCATTGCCTTTGCAGTCGCTTCGTCCTCGCCGTACCATTTTGCGCGGTATTCCCAGTGGTTCAGAATTCCATCAGCGAGGTCAAGCCGGTCGTTTGCCCGCTCTTGTTCCTTCTTCTCAGCGTCGTCAAGGATGGAATCGCCCCAACTGTAATCGGCGTTGTACGTCCCGGCAGGCGCGAGGTTGTAGAGCGTCGCGTATGTATCGAGCGCATAGAGCAGGCTGTCAAACGTGTGCTCAAGCGCCGTCTGGATGCTGTCGATCAGCACATATTTGCGCTGCTTGCTGTTTCGGATCTCCGTCGCCGTCTTCTCGATGGTCTGCGGGTCGGAAATATCTCCATAAGCCAATCCGACGTTGAACTCGATACGGCGAAGCGTATTCTGGAAACCTCGGTAGATTGCTTCGTCGCGGATCTGCGGCTCGATGTACTGAAAGAATTCGCCGCTAGGGGAGAACGGTCCCAGTTCAAACATACGCTTGTTGAACATATCCGCAGTCGAGCTCGTGCCATCCATCAGGACTTTGCGCTCGCTGGAGCGATATTCCCAGCGCAGGCGCTCCCACTGCTCATCGGCCTGCTTGATCAGCTGCACAGTCGCTGCGTCTCCGTATACGGACATTCCGCATGGGCTGTTTGCGTCCGCAGTGTTGGACGCAGGCGGGCGGAAGTACGCGAAGAGCGGCCCGCTCATATCCTGAATCGCGATCTCCGGCTGAATGTCCGCCCATTCCGGGACGGCGTTCAGGGGCGCTTCTGCGCCGACTGTGCCGGAAGCGTCGCTGTAATACGCTTTATTGCGGATCGTGTATGTCGTGCCGTCCAGCTCGTGCGATTCGAGGCGGATATAATATTTCCCGCCCACCTTCGCGGGCTTATCCCGGAAGACGCCGCCAATGCAGCGCCCGGCAGGATCAAATTTCGTCGGCTGGAATGCCGCCGCGCCGGTCACGTCGACCAGCAGTTGCTCGCCGTAGATATACGGCTTAAATGCCACACCGCCGAGCGCAAGTCCCAGCTCTAAGGCGCTGTGGAAATTCTCTTCTGCCCGCTCAAAGCACTCTTTCAGATAATCCGCCCTGGCGCTGCCGGTGATGTTGGCCGTCAGCTCGGCCAGCGTCGGTCGTGCAATCTCCCGGCAGATCGCTGCCGGAAGTCCGACAGCAGTAACATCGCACGTCTGCCAGGGCGGATTTCCGGTAAACATCGCGTACCAGAGGCTTATATTCTGCTCCATCTTCTGGCTGACCGCTGGAGATGCGCCAAATTCCCGCTCGGCCACCGCCTGCTGGAAAAGCATATTCCGGAACCACCCTCGAATGTTTGTCAAAAGGTTCATTTCTTGATTTCTCTCCTCAAAACGGTCATGCAAAAATAGCGGATACTATCGCACACGTGGTCGTTTTCTTTTATCACGCGGTCTTCGCCTGCGTCTTTGTCCCAGCTATAAAGGCCAAATTCCCGAAACGCGTTTTTGCAACTCTCATGGAATTTGATTATACCGCTTTTGATGCAGGCCCCCGTGAAGCGAATGCCGTCCAGCACGGCGTTGTTTGCTTTCCATACAGAAAACTTTCCGTGCCGCCGGATGCACTCGGCAAAGGACGCTGCCGATGGGTCGAGCACGACACGCTCAATGCGGTATCCGTCCGCGAATGCCTCTAAATCCTGATAATATTCTTCGTCAGTCTTCTGCCGCCCGCTCTCGCGCCCGCTGTGGTAATATTCTTTCTCCATGACGGCCTTGCCTCCATATTCCCGCCACAATGCAAAGACGGTAGGGTTCTGTGTGCCGTAGTCCGATGAGATCCAGTACCGCCCCGGCCCGCCCCGCTCACTCGTGACGTTTCTATCCCGATCAAACATCGGGTAAACCAGACCCTCGGCGATTCTCCAGAGGCCGAGAATATACCGATCGTAAAAAACGCCGGAATACATCGCCTTTGTCCGCTCGATCATCTGCGGTGTTAGGATCGGGTTATCTTTCAGCAGGAAGTGGATGTGCCGCGTGCCTGCCGGCGGCTGCTCGATGTATTTTTTGTACACCCAGTTCGCTGGGCTTTCCGGGTTGCAGTTCAGAAAATATTTCGGGTTCTCGAATGAAATCGCGCGGGCTGTTGCCTGCTCCACAAATGACTTCGGCATCAGTGCAACCTCGTCGAATAAAACGCCCGCGAGCGTAATGCCCTGGATGAGCATATACGAGCTTTCGTCTTTGCCGCCGAAGAGATAAAACCAGTTGACCCGCGCGCCGCAGCGGACTGTCAGGACGCGCGTAGAAACCTTGTAGGACAGCGCCAGCGCCGCTCCAAGTCCTTCGACCTCCATCAGCGGGCGGAGGATGTTCCGTTCTGCCGACTGCACGGTCTTTCCGCAGATTGCGAAATTCGTGCGGTCGTAGTTCTGCATGGCCCACGCCAGAAAGGCCAGCGTCATGATCGTTGTTTTGCCGGATCGGACGGAACCGTCGCAGATCAGCGTCGTCTCGTCCGTCTTGCAGAAGTCGAATATCTCCCTCTGCTTCCGGGAAAGATTTTTAAGGCGCATCGTTCCCGCCGCCCGTGATCGCGGAGATCAGCGCCGCGAACGCAGCCGGGTCTCCGTGCCGCTCATCCTCCGACGCCCAGCCGAAGTTGCAGCCGAGGCTGAATTTTGCGCCGTTCGAGCCGTCTTTGTCGTAAAGCCGCTCCTCGGCATAGGCTTCGCAGCGTGCCTTCGCGCGCGTAATCGTGTCACGATATTCCTCGCGCCCCTGATAGTCCAGCAAGACTTTCCGCCCGGACAGGCCGAGCGCCAGTGCAAGCCCTGTGACGGTCGGCGGCTTCTCTCCGACAATAACCGGTTGCCCGTGCTTGTCGTAGACGGGGTTCCCGTGCTTGTCGAGGCGATGCGTCCCCTCACAGCTTGCGAAATAGGCGTCTATCGCCCGTTCCATCGCTTTCACACTTTTGATCTTTCTCGGCTTTCCCGTCTTCCTCGCCTCCTTTGCGCCGGTTTTGTTTATGCCAAAGCAGAGACGGGTATGCTCCGCCCCTATGGCTTATATTTTGTCATGTTTTTTCTCTTATTTTCCCCCAACTGGGGGATTGCCGTCAATTTCTTCGTCTTCCGATCAGGCTGTCTGTCGAGATATCGAAGAAATCGGCTATTTTCACCACGGAATCAACGGACGGGCAGCGTTCTCCCCGCTCATATCTGCGGATGATATTCCGCGAGAGGCCGCAGCACTCCCCAAGTGCCTCCGGCGACATCCCATAGCGCTCCCGCAGTTTCCGCAGCTGTGCCGGGAAGCCAGGTGGGGGCGGCGTACTGCTCTTTTTGCTATGCTTTCTGCTCACGTCCTGCATCCTCCGTCCCTTTCCGGCTCGGCGCCCTTGCAATCGGAGATATGGCGATACTTGGCGCAGCAATTCTCGCAGCGCCAGTCATGGCAGATGCAATCTTTCCGGGTGCATACTGGCTTCCTGCCTGTGCGCGGATGCGTGTCCGGTTTCCGGTTCATGCTGATCGCTCCTTTCGTGCTAAAACGCTACTCATTTACGAGGTTTTAAGAAAGCGGCCTCGCTCCGCTTGTGTTCTGGTCTTTGTTCAACTACATATTTATAGTATTGATACCCGTACTTTGTCGTCCGGGCCTCGACGAGGATGTAACCTCGCGGGGCGACGGGCGGGTGCTTGGGGCTGTACTCGCGCACGGCCTCGGTCGCCGGCTCCGGCTCTGGGCGGATACAATTTCGCGTCGCCTTGTACCGGTGGCCGCCGAATTCTTTTCTCCAGTGCGCATGCAGGTAACTGGCAAGTGCTGTATAGTCCTGGCCGTGGTCGATCTTGTTTCCCTGCTCATCTATATAATAGTTGTGCTTTCGCAGGTGCCGAACCTCGATCACGCTGCCGAGGCCCCAGAGTTCGCCGATGGCTTCTTCCGGGATCCCCTCTGTTACCAGGTGCAAGTGGAAGCGATTGGTTGTTTTTCCTCTTCCGTAGAAAACAACGATTTTGGCCTCCGGATAGTGATACTGCATGCGGCGCACAAGGTTGTCGCGCACTCTGCGCATTTCCTCTGCGGTATGTACCTCGTTTTCTGCATCCAATGTCAGGGTGGAATACAGGCTTGTGGGCGAGAAATTGGCGTTCATCAGCGCAACGAGCCGATCCAGCGATTGCTTGCTGTTGAATTCATCGCGCTCCGCCTGCGTCTGGAAGCGCGGCTTTCGCGGCCTGCTGGTCTTTTTGTCCGCACCGTCGGACACGGTATAAACGATCTGCGTACATACCGCCCCTGTAAACAGCCTGCGCTTGTGCCTCTTTGCCATCATCCGCACCTCTTTCTCCCAGTCGGACAGAGCCGTCCGCCCCTACAGGTCTTCTGCCCGCTCAAAGCGTGGCCGGAGATTCCGGCCATGCGTTCAGCGGTCAGTTTCCTCGCGTATTTTCATTTCTGTGTATTCTGTTGGCGTTATCGGCGGAAAGCCGAACGCTGCCCTAATCTCGTTTGGGGTGTTCTTGCGCCAGACCTCCTCTTCTTGTTTGATGCTTTTCCAGGCTGCAGCGTCCAGTGTCTCGAGCACTACTTCTGCCTGATGTTTCAGGCTCCGCAGTTTGAAAAACACCAGCACGCCCAGCGCGATCCACTCCAACGCGGCAGCAAGCTCCAAAATCTCAATGATCATTTTCTTCTCCTTCTATCCCTTCCAGTGTTGCTTGGCAGTATTGGCATTGGCGCGGCAAAACGCGCTTCACGCCGCCATTTTTCCAGACTTCGATATGTGGCTTCTCCGGCCTGCCGCAGTATGGGCATCTGTAGACACGGAAGATATCATCCCAGCGCCAGACCATGCGGACTGCGTTTTTCTGTTTCAAGTCCCATCGCCTCCCTCATTGCTTCAACCAGCCTCTTTTCAAGTTTGTCCTGGTCGATCTTCACTTCCATCGTTACGCCCTCCTGCTCTACCCACACGCCGTCCGTGCGCTTCGTAAATCCTGCTGGTGCAAAATTTCTGGCGTGCTCTAGCTCCGGCGTATGCCTGCACTGTGGATAGCTGCATTTCTCGCAAGCCTTTCTGTCACAGAGGAACAGGATATTCCGCTCTTTCGCCCGCGATACGCCGTTCGGCAGAAGAACGGCTGGCTGCCCGATCTCCGCCGCAATCTGCTCCTGAAGCTTTTTCCGATCGCCGTCACGCAGTGCGACTGTGCATTCCAGCAAAATCATTTTCTATTTTTTCTCCACGTCTTCCGGCGGACGGCTGAACGAGAATTCCTTGCGGTTCCCAACAAACTTGGGCTCCGTCCACCTAATCCCAGCGATTTTCATGCCGCATTGCGGGCATTTTTGTGGTCTGACTATTCGTTCTTCGAGTCCAAAGTCAAGGGTGTCTTCTGCGCCAAACGGAAAGATGTGCCGTCTTGCATCGTCGCTCACGCTGAATTCGTCGAAGACATAGTTGCATACCGGGCAAACGGGGCACGAGTCCAAGACTCCCTCGCTCTTGCTTCCTCGTTTTTTGATATTTTCTTCTGTTCTTCTCTGATTTTCTTCCGCCGCGTCGTTTTCCCGGATCTTCTGGTAGTATTCCAGCAGCTTCTCCCCGGCATTTTTGAGCAGCACGGTATAGCAGTCCGGCACATCCTCCGGGAACCATCCTGCGATGGGGCCGCCGTTCAGCAGGCACTTGTCGCAGTCGTCCGCCCTGCACGCCCCTATTGCCTGCATGATCTCCGCAAAGCTCATGTCCTTTTTGCCAAGCCGCAGCGCTTCCCGGCGCTTGTCTTTCTTGCTCATTCCTGCGCCGCCTCCATTTCCTTGCGCTCCTGCATAAATGCGTGCAAGTAAAGCTGCAGCAAGCCCTGTGCAGTATTTACATACTTGGTCAGCTCTTTTTTGCTGATCAGCAGCCTTCCTGTCGTGATGATCCGCATGTCCGGTGTGCCAATCACCTGTATGCACGCCGGGTCTTCGGTCTTCTGGCCGTCTGGTGTCATCTCAAAAAGCGGCGGTACAAGCTGATCCATCGTGATCCTCGGCGGGTATTTTTCATCCCGAAATTCAACCTCCCACTTGTCGTCTTCCATTTTCGCCTGAAACGCCCCGAGCTCTCCGTAAAAAAGCTCCATGATTTTCCCCATTTTTGATACTCCTTTCACACTTCCACGCACTCATCGGCGCGGATATTGATGCGTTTGCCGCCGGACTGGATCACATAGCCGTACCGCTTTGTGCTTGTTGGCGGGCGGTATTTTTCTGCCGGGTAAGTCTGCCCGACGGCCGGACGCAGCTCCGGATAGATCTCGATCTGCTTTGTGATGCGAATATTTACCTTTCTGTGCGGCAGGCGCAGTTCGCCGTTTTCTGTGCACAGATGCTCCTCCCGCCGCATGTGTCCCGCGGCCCGTGTTTCCTTGAAATTTGCATTTCTGCATTTCGGTGAGCAGCACGGCTTGTATTTATCGTACTGCCGCAGATAGCTTGGCGTTCTGTAAAACTCCTTCCCGCACTGCGGGCAGATCAGCTTGACTAATTCCTGCTTCATGATGTTCATCCTTTCGTCTGGGGGCCGGTATTCCGGCCCCCGTAGGCAGGACGGGCTTTCACCGTCTGCGCACCGGC